ACCCATAAAATTAAAAAGTGCTAAAGCTATAGAAGGAATTTATAATAGATTATCTTATTTTTTGAAAATCTATTTGGCTAAAATAAGATAATCTATTATAAATTCCTTCTATAGCTTTAGCACTATTTAATTCTAAAGTATCATAATCTCCCATAAAATTAAAAACTTTTTGACCAAAAACTTCAAAATATTTGGATTTTATATCTACAGTAGTATTTATAATTTCTTTCGTTCCGCAAGAATTTAAATGAAAACCTCTTTTAAGCCAAAGAATAAAACAATAGCAACCGATTTTTAAAAGGTCTCTCTCCCTTGCTAAATTCGAGTAACGAAAACAATATTTAGCTAATGTTCCGAATAACCAATTTTTTCCAAAATCATCAAATAATACATCGGTGCTTTCTTTGGTTTCAGATTTAGCATATTTTTTGCCTCCATATTCGAATTGAGAACGTATTTCCTCAAACCATTTAACATGATGTTTTAAATTCATTCTTCTCTCTCCTTTTTCCCTCTTTTTTCATAAAGTTTTTCTATTTCTTTTATAATATCTTCTCTTTCTTTTTTTCTCATCTTAAATAAATGCTCTAAAATCTTTTTACATTCTACACAAATTTCATATATTTGAACTCTATCAAACCCTTGTTTATATCTTTTTATAATTTCTTCGACATCGTTTATTGTTTCTTCATGGTCTCCGCTTTCTTGAATTTCATTAACACCTAAAATATATTTTTTATCTCCTATTTTTATTACTGCTCCACAAACATCACATAGAGTAAGTTTCGACATTACTCACCTTCCTTTTTAGATTCTTCTGTTTTAATTTCTGTCTTCGGTTTTTCTTTTTGTGAAGATAATTCTTGTAAAGACTCTTTAATTTTATTTAATTTATTACAATATCTTTTTTCTTCCATCATTCTAAATAGAGCTTTAAAAAACTGAATAATTTGAATTCTTAAACTTTGTTTTTTTAAATCATAAACTAAAGTAATATAATCTGCACATTGTTTTTTATTGGGAAATACTTGACCTCCTGAACTGGTGCAAAGATATAAAGCCCATTTAGGAAGTTTACTAATTGCTTCTGTCCAAATAAGATAAATAGGTTTTTTTAATCTCCATGTTTCTGCCATTTCGTGAATAGTTCCAGTTGTAGGAATATCAGGAAATAAATGAACAATAACAAAATCCGACCTATGCACCATACGAATATCTTTTTGAACTACTTTTTCAAAGGTTTTAGCAAATTTATCATAATGTCCTGAAGCAATCCAAGCATTAAACTTTTCTTGTGCTTCAACTACTGTCATTTCTGTAACAAGAGGTTCAGTTTTTACAGGGTCTTGCACATAAATTCCAGCATTATCTAAAGCAGGGGTAATAGCATCTCTCCATTTAGCACCGCCATCGGTTTTATCTGCTTCAATTGCACCAGCCAAATAAACGTAAAATAATTTTAGATTTAATTTTTTAATTAATTTATAAAACATTAAATATCAACTCCTTTATTCTTTGTTATAAACCTATTAATTGATATTTCTTATTTCCATACTTAACACTAATAGGATTCCTTTTAACTCTCCCATTTAAATATCTAATTTTATTGATATATTTTAAAGCTCTATATACTAAATAAGAATTTCTTTTTCTTCTAGAAACAGTTTTTAAATCTATAAATTTTAGCATAATTTTAGCTTGTTCTTTTTTAACAATCAAATAAGGATAAATTATAGTTAAAAATTTTTTAATTTGTTTTTTTGTCCCTAATGACCATTTATAACATTTTTTATGTTTTTCAGTTTCTGGAGAAATATTTAAATAACCTCCAAATTTTTTATGAAATTTTAATATAATAGAATTTGTCATACCAATTCCTATGTGAATCGTAATAGAACTTAAATATCTTTTTTGAGATTGTGGGCGTAAACTAATCCATCCTTCACCATCAAATAATCCTGCAATATATTGAGGAGTTAATTTACTCATTATTCACAATCTCCATTTTCGATAATTTTTTTATCCTCATACTTCGCAATTTCATCATCATAACTTTCCATAATATTATAAAGTAATAAAATAAAAGCATTGTAATCTTTTCCTAATCTTCGTTCTATTTCTTTTGCACAACGAATTAAACAACCTGTCATATCATTATATTTTTGATAATTAGGATTTTTACCTAAAAAATTATCTACAAATTGTTTTATTTCTATTGCTTGTAATAAAAAAAATCTTGTATTAAAATTATGTTTAACATAATAAAATATTTGATAATTCAACTCACCTGCGGTCAAGGCAGGTTCTCCTTTTCGTAATTTTTCTCTACGGTCATTATCGGATTTTATGTAAGGCATTGTTTATTCTCCTTTATTTCGCAAAAGCCAAATATCTTCTTTATCACTTATTAATAAAATATCTATATCTTCGTCTTTATCTATATCCAATTTAAATAAATAAATTATATTTGAACTTGTATTTTCGGTTATTATTCCGTTGTTTGTTAATAATTCTCCTTTGAAATTATCGGCATTAATAATAAAAGTGATATTTAATATTATTATAATTAAAAATAATTGCAATAACAATCTTCTCATTTTATTTTTCATTATCATTCTTTTTATAAAGGTCATCAAATAATTCGTAAATCTCATCTAATACTTCTTTCGCTTCTCCCATTAATTTATCAATTTTTTTATCGTGTTTTTCACGTTCTTCTTTTAAATCTACCATAATATCTTTTATTTTATGTATTGCTTTGTTGAAGAGATTTATATCTTTTTTCTTCATTTTATAATTCCAATCCATATTTTTTATCAAACCATTTTAAATAGTTATCAATTTTCCCAATTTCAACTAAATATCGGTAAGCTTGATAATGTAACTTAATATGTTTTTTAAAAGGGATTTTTATCTTTTCCGCACTATTTTCTTTTAAATAAATATGATGATAAGCAAATTTTCTTCCTTTTGTTTGCCCTGCTTGACCTTTTTTATAAGAAGTTTTATTAGGTTTCATTATTCCTTTAGTATTTGTATGTAAAGGTTGATTACCTTTTTTAAATTCGGTTTTAGGAGAATTATGCTTACCTTTAAGTTTTTTAGAAAGATTTAATCTTATTTTTTTGGTCATACCTAATTTAGTTCTTTCTGAAATTAAGTTTTTTGTTTTTAAAGTTCTATGTTTACCGTAACACCAATGATTTTCTCCTTTTTTTCCACATCCACACCTACTTTTTCCGTATATAAAATTATTTAATCTAATAAAACTAATGTTTCCACAAGAGCATTTATATTTTAATTTAGTGTGAAAATTTTTATAAGTTTTAGATAAAAGTTTACAATTTTCTTTTTCGAAAATTTTTCTAATTTCTTGAAGTGATAATCGTTTAGCCATAATATAATCCTTAAAATTGGAATTTATAGTAAATAATAGCACGATATTCATTTCGTTGCCAACCATGTCCTATTCCTAACCCCAAACCGCTATTATCCGTTAGCTTATATGAAACCCCTCCATAAATCCCTCGATTAGTCAAGAAAGCGTCAAGGTTAGCCTTCCAGACCCTTAAAAATGATACTCCAACACCTGCTTCAATACTTCCACCGCTTGAACCATAACCATAACCTCCTAATACAAATGGTTTTAATTGTAATCCAAGTGGTGCTAATTGTGCTTTTAATCCTTGTATATCTTTTGCTTTAATTTGTTTTAAGATTTTTCCGTCTTTATCTTTTACCCATACATTACCATTTTTATCAATATGAAGATAATCTTTATTGGAATTTATTTCTATAAAAGCTTCTTTTCCCCACCCAAGCTTGACGTTTATGGGCTTTTCTCCTAATCCTTTTGTATAAGCAATAGAAAAAATTAACCCTGCTATAATTAGATAAATAATTATTTTTCTCACATTAAAAATACTAACAATATCCTTTAGCCACAAAATCGGGTTAAATACTGAAATTAGCCCATCCCAAAATTTCTTTCCTGATACTACTTCGGTAGGGGTTGCAGTTTTTATTTTTGTTACTAAATAATTTCTAATAACCATAAATAAAATACCAGCGATAAAAACCCCTAATAAAATTACGATTTGTTTAATCATATTTATTTCTCCTATTTCTATCTTTAGTATAGCACATAGACCCCCCTGATGTCAAGTGTAGAGAACTTACTTTTGTTTTCTTAACAAGGTAAAAAAACTCGGTGGATTTATAAGTTGCCATATGAACCTCTTTTTAAAATTTTATAAAAATAAAAAAGAACTAAAATTAATTATGTTAGGAATTCGAAAGTTAGCTCTTTTTTTGTGGTTACTGATTTCATTATTTTTCATTTTATTAAGCATAATTATTAATCTTTTTATAAGAGAGTGAATTTAGTTCACTCTCTTTAGTATTAATAGTATGAGTTTACGAATACTATTAATACTAAATACTTATAAATTAAGTATAAATATTAAATTACAATATACTTATATTATATATTAAGGTATTATTGCAATTCTTTTTTTATGGCTTCCGCAATTTCTTCGGCTTTATCAAGTGGTAAGGTTACACCTTTCGGTGTAGGTCTCCATTCTCCGTCATCTGTCTTATAATATCTGCGGACATCTATAAATTCGTGTCCTTGAAATTCTTTCTTCTCTACTCGTATTAATCCTTTTTTATGGGTTATATCCTTCATTTTTTCTCCTTTTTATTCTATTGGTAAAATTTTAGCTTTAATTAAACAAAGTTCTAATTCTATTTCTTGCCAATCTGGTCTTTGATAATAAGTGCCTACTAATGCAACAATAGGATTACGAAGTCCTTTCAATCTTGAAATATCTCCAACATAAACCCGATTTTATTTATCTTTTAAATAATGAATAAATTGAGTAAAATTGCCTGCAATAACATAAATTTTTGTTGTCATTTTTATTCTTCCTCCCATAAATCAATTAAAAAATCGTTAATTTCTTCCCTCGTTATCTTTCCCATATTTTTAAATTTTTCGTGTTCTTTTATTTCTTCTCTTGCTATCATTTGAAAAGGTATATTATCTTTCGCTTTTCTATTATAAGGACAACTATCACAAGTATATCCTAAATTGCAAATATAATCTCCGTTATTTTGACATTCTCCGTCTATAATAAAAGGATATTCATTTTTATTGTCATTAAAAACAGGGTAATTATCACCATAAGCAAAGGTTTGTTCTCCACAACCCTCTATATTTCTTATTTCAAAGTAAGTATTACATTCATAGCAACGGTAAACTTTAATAGGTTTTTCAATACCTATTTTATATTTTTCTACCCAAAGGGTAATATTCGTGCTATAACAATAAGGACATTTTAAATTATTCATTATTTATTATTTTTTATCTTAATATTTTATCTTGTTTTCGGGCTTCTTCACTATTATCAAATTCTTGTAATTCTTTCTCTATTTTATCAAATAGAAGGTCTTTATTATCAGGATATTTTAATATACCTCTTTTTAATTCTATTGTATTAAGCATTATTAATTTCTTTCTTCTTTTGATTTTTTAATTAATTCGTTATACTTTTTCTTTATATCTTCAATACTATATCTCATATAAATATCGGTCATCTGTAAACTTGAATGACCCATTATATCCTTTATCATAAAACTATCTCCACCTATACCCTTAAACCACACCGCAAACGAGCTTCTAAATAAATGAGGGTGTAAATGTATGTCTTTGAAATAAGGGTCTAATTGCCTACAATAATATCTTATAGTGTCTTTTTTAATGTTAAAGGCATTAGTTATTTCTGTTTCAGTTTCAAAATAACATTCTAAAGCATTTTTTAAATTCAAAGAAAGAGGCACTATCCTCTCTTTACTTCCTTTACCTTTAATTCTTATAATATTATTTTTGAAATCAATATCTTCCCTTTTTAAATTTATAACCTCTTGCCTTCTTATTCCTGTATAAAATAATAATGTAAATACTGCATTTACTTTTTCAGGTTTTTCAAAAACTTGAGGGATAATAGGTAATAACTCGTCTATAAATCTTTTTTCCGTCAAAACTTTTTTTACTTTATTATATTTATTTAATTTAACCATTTTAGGTATTTCTATTTTTTTATCTTTAAATCTAAAATAAGATTTAATAACATCTCTATAAAGCGTAATAGAGGCAGGAGAATATTTTTCTTTGGCTTTAAATAGATAATCTATAATATTCTTTTCATTAAATTCTTTGGTTTTAAATTCTTTTAAAATAGTGGAAAGAATATTGTCATAAGTTTTTATAGTTTCAGGGCTTAACCCCTGTTTTTTTAACCAAGTAATATAATTATTTAACAACTTCATTAAATTTCCTTTCCGTTAATTAAACTGTGTAACCCTTTATTATGAGCTTCATTAACAATAGCTAACATTATATCGAAAATAATAGGGTGAGTTATAATATAACTACTGTCTATTTTAATATAAGGTTTACCTTTGATATTATTAATATATTTGCTCATTTCTTTATTTCTACGATTATACTCCGCTTTTTTTAAATGTCGTTTAAAAAGTTTTAATTCCTTTTCTTTTGCTTCTTCATAAGAAAGCATAAAAATCTTTTTTAAATCTCTTTGAGAAGCCAATAAACACCCTGCCAATTTAAAAAGAGAGCTTATTTGTAATTCTCTAATAAATTTTTCGTTTTCTTTTTTTAGTTCTTCTATTCTTTTTTTAATAACTTGTTTTTTATAAAGAGGCATTTGATTATGTTTTTTTAAATAATTTTCCAAATCCACCACGCTATAATTTTCTAACATATGCTTTGAAAGTTTATATCTTTTCATTTTTAACCTCCTTATTTGTATATTTATGTAAATTTTCATACCACCATAAAGGTTGTAAATTTTTATAATTAAAACATTTGAATTGTTCTGATTTTTTCGTTAAATCAAATTGACAACAAGGTATAATATGGTCTATTACCCATTTATTTAATCCCTTACCATAATTTTTCCAAGTCATTCCTCTTTTAAATCGTCTTTGTAAATATGTTTTAAAATATTTTACAGAACAACCTAATAAATCTATTGTTGAATTTGATTTTTTTCTTAATATTTGATTTACTCTCCTTCTTAAATTATCTACAATTTTACAATGTAAATTAGTTTTTCTTCGCCATAATGTATATTTTGTTTTATTCATGGCTTTTCCATGTTTATAATTGGGATTTTTCTTTCCTTTATATTTATTTTTCAATGCTTTGCTTATTTTTTGTCTTGTTTTTAAATTATGATGTTTACCATACATAGGATTATTTTTACCTTTTAATTTGTGATTATTATAATTTGGATTTCCTTTCCCTTTATAAGTTTTGTAATGACATTTAGCACATCTTTTATGTTTATACGCTAATGTGCCTTTTAATTTTTTATGACATATAATACAATAATATTCTTTTAAAGTCCTACCGTCTTTTTTATAATGTCTCATTTTTTATTTCCTTTAAAAATCGCTTTCCTTTTTCTGATATAATTCTGCTTGGCACTCTTAAAATATATCCTTCTTCGCATAAGAAAGGTTCTATTTCTCTTGTATATTCTAATTCCGTTAATTTACATCTTTGAGAGAGAGCATTTGCACCTATCGGTCTTGTTAATTCAGAAAGCACCTGTAATACCCTAATATCTAATTCTGTTAACCCCGATTTAATAATTTTCCAATTTTTTAACACTTTATTTATATCTCCTATTACAACCAATTCTTCAGCAAGCGAAATGGCTATTCTTGGGGTATATTTACAATTATGAGCAATAATACCAATATTTTCTTCGGATATATTTTCTTCGGGAAATAATTGTTTAATATATTGTCGGATTATTTCTTTTAATTCATCAATAGTATAGCGTTCAAATTTTAAATGGATTTGTATTCTGTCCATAGTATCGGGATTATATCGCAATAATGTAGATTTTTGAATACTTGCACCGCAAAAAATAAATGGTTTAATTTTTTTTCCTGATATTTCAAATTGTTCTATAATAGGGTTAAGCATCTTGACAACTTTTCTATCGCAACTATCCATTTCATCACAGAAAAATAATACATTTTTTTCTGGACAAGTATTTATTTCATTGATTATATTCGTCAATTCGTCAGGTTCTATTTGTTTTCCTACTCTTGTAATAAGCCGAGCATTTAACATTTTTGCTAAAATATTTATAAATGTCGTTTTGCCCACTCCTTGCCTACCATCTACGAATATATGTCCTCTTAATCCTTTATTGATTTTTTGTATAGCAATTTTTGCCCTCTCTTTCGCTTCACTTTGTCCTATGAAAGTATTAAAATCATAAGGGCGAAATTCAAATTTCTTTATTGTTTCTCCTTCGTATTCTTTAATTTTGTTAACATCTATTTGCCCTTCTTTAATTTCTACTTTTAAAGGTTTTGTTTCCATATTTTCTTCTTCAATTTCTTCTTCTCCGTCGGTAATAGAAGATATTGATATTCTTCCCTCTCCTAAAGAAACTTGCATTTCTCTTTTCGCTTTAATAATGGCTAATGCAACTACTAATATTATAAATAAAATTATAATCATATTTATTTTGTCTCCTTTATCCATATATAAGGTAAATCATCAGGTTCTTTCCAACCAAATTTATCATAATATTTTTTATCTTTTCTTAATAAATTACTTTTATGAGAAGAATGTAATTTTTTATTTCCTAACCAAGAAGGATATACTATTTCTTTATCGTGATATTGTAAATTCATTTCAGTAATAAACTTTTCCCACATTTGTCCTTTATATCCTCTTGCTCTCCATTCTTGACAGATATACCACCCATATAATAGTAAACAATGTTCATATCCTTTCCACATTTTAACAATAGGGTGATTTTTCCACCCATAATTTTCTTGTGTCAATGCTTGATATATTTGCCACGCTTCAACTCTTTGCTTGCCTAATCGTTTATAATCAAGACATAAAGCGGTTTTTCTAAAATCTTTATAAGGTAAAAAGGTTTGCATTATTTTCCTCTCTTTTTCTTTGCTGTAATTCTTGTAAAAGACAAAGTTTTTTCTGTCGTTTTAATTGTTTTCTTCTTCGTTTTCTTTTCGCTATTCGTTCTTTATATGTCATTTTTCTCCTTTTAATGTTTTAAATCTTCTCCAAAACCAACCGCTAAATCTTATTAAATAAACTTCAGTAACAAGAGGATTATCTTTTAATTGTTTATTATATAACTCTTTCGCTTCTTTTATAGATATATTTTGTTTTAATCCCCATAATTTTCCGTTCATTTTATATCTTAATTGCACTTTCATTATCTTTTCCTTTTCTTCTCTTTATACATAAGTAAATCCACTTTTTTTAAACACCCTTTACCTAATTTACATATACCAATACTTGCTTTTATTTTATTTTTAATTAGGGTATTTTTAACTTTTTCTTTTAATAAATCTGGTCTATCGCTATGACTAAAAATTATAAAAAATTCATCGCCCTCATAACCCCTATAAACATTCTCGTAATCTCGTATAGAATTACATAAAACCCTTGCCACTCGTTTTAATAACTTATCCCCTACCAAATGCCCTTTAGTGTCGTTTATCTCCTTAAATCCGTCTAAATCAACCATAGCAATAAAAAAAGGTATCTTAAACCTATTTTGTAAGGAAAGATACCTCTTTATATCGGTTAAGAGTTTACGCCTGTTAAAAAGTTTTGTTAAACTATCCACAAGCGATAACTTTTTATATCTCTTAACTTGTTGTTCTAATTGTTTTATTCGTGTTTTATAATTCATTTTTATCACTTCCTTATCGGAAGAAAAGCCGAAATTATAATATGCCTTTTTCGGCAAGGCAATTTAATTTACCAAATTATATTTTCTTCTTCTGCTTTATCTACTAATTCATTATAACGATTATATGCTATATCATCTAATAAATAAGGTTCAATAGCAATAATTTTATGTAATCCTTGTAATACTTCTAATTCTTCTTGTGTCATTTTATTTTCTCCTTTCTTATACCCTTTACCGCTTCTATTTTAATAGGTTTAATTTCTTTTATTTTCATTACAGAAGTTTTATAAATAATTATAGTATCTCCACCGCCATATCCTCGCCCTTTTAATTCAATTTCAATAAGTTCTCTTTCTTCTCGTTGTTTATCCATACATAATAATTTATCTATTAACTCCGAATAATAATCGGCATAAATATTTGAAGTTATCATCATTGAAATTAGAAATATTAATATAACTATTTTTTTCATTTCTTTTCTCCTTTTCCACACCAAATACACCATACAAAATCCTCATTTTTTCTATCTTTACATACTCCGAAAGTATTGCCACAACTTAAACATTTATATTTAACATAGCCAGATAAATATTGCACTATTATTTCAAATTTTTGCATTGTTTTTTTCCTGTTTTTTTATTTCGTTATATATAAATAATAAAAGCAATAATAAATATACCAATATAAATATTTCTACATTACTTACTACATATCTTGTGGTTATTGTTAATCTTTCACCTGCGTTAATAAAAAATCCCCATAAATGGCTCATAATTTATTTTTCCTATCAAAAGTATTTGCTTCTAAATATTCCATAAAATATCTATTAAACAATTTTGGCATAAATCTTACTAAAAATCTAACTATCCAATAATGAAATCTTATTTTAAACATTATTTAATCCTTATTTTATTTTATCAGTAATAACTCTTGTAATAAAATCTTCAATATCAAACCACCTTGTATCGTCATTTCTTTTTCTATCAAAAATAGTCGGCTTACCAACCCTTTCAGCAATAGTTTCCATAATATATATTGCTTTTTTTCGGGCAGGGTGTTCGGCATTATATAGGTCTTTTTTCGGATTATATTTTTTCATTATTTACCTCTCTTTTTTATAAACAATTTTCATCACAACCTAAAATATTTAATAATTGTTTTTTTGTTCTTGTTTTTAATGTTTCTTCTACTAAATCAAAAATAAAATCTTCATAATTATATAAATCGCTTTTCATAGTATCTTTACATTCTCTTATTAATTCTTTTTTTGTATATCCTTTCATTATCTTCCTCTCTTTCTACTTATAGTATATCATATCTTTTATACTACGCCAAATTTATTTTTCTACTTCTTCTATTTCCCACATACCGTAATCTAAAAGCCAATTTAACCTCGCTTCATCATCTTTTAATGTAGCAAGAAATTCGTAAATATCCTCGTAAGGAGTATCTTTTCCGTCATTTTTTACTCCCTTATAATCAATATCGTGATAATCCGCTAATTGCTCTAATATTTCTTTTTTGTTATTAAAAATAATTTCCTCATCTCCCCCAAAATATCTATATTCAAACTGTAAATCTCTTATTCTATACATTTTTCTTCTCCTTTATTCCATATCTTGCTTTTTTGCTTCATCGGTTTCATCAAATTTTTTTAATTTATATTCTATATTATTAAAATTATCATCTTTAGTTATTCCATAACCTTTATAATTTTTACAATTATGATATACCAACCCCGAAATTAACGCACTACATTTTTTACAAATATAACTCATTATATAACCTCACCTATACATATAGGATTATCGGTATTTTGCCATTTATCAATAAGAATAATTTTATCCTTATAATCTTTCCGTTTTTGCCACCTTTTTTGTGCTACGTGAGCTTCCCCTATTGTATTCGCTATTTGTAGAGTTCTTGTGCCTGTTTCCTCACTTAAAAATACTTCATACCAAACTTTATTATTCATTTTATTCTTCTCCTTTTTTCTTATATACTTTTAAATTAGTTTCTACTAATTCCCCTGTATCTTTATTTTTAATCCTATAATACTTAACCCCCTCATTGTCCATACACTTTAATAAAAAGTCCTCACACTCTCCCCTTGTATTAAAATTCTCGCTTAATGCTGTTCTTTTATCAGTAATCACCGCAACCCTATACATAACCCACCTTTATTTATTCTCTTGTAGGTGCTTCATCATTATAAGTTTCTATCGCTTCTTTTACCGCTTCAACCTCTTTTTCAGTAACTTCTTTATCATCTATTCTTTTTACATCAAAATTAACATAATCCGCATTTACATTATAATCCTCTATTGCTGTATAATCTACTTCGTTAATATTTACCCACTAAGTTTTTGATACATTCCCTAATTCTACTTGCATTTCTTGTTTCATTTTATTCTTCTCCTTTTTTATTTATACCTCTATATTAACAGAAGGCACTCGCCCACCTGCGTTAAAAAAATATTCTCGTAATGTAACTCTAATACTAAAATCGGTCATTTGTTCAATAAGTTCCCAAGTCCTGTCATTACCAAGATTTTTAATATTATCTTCCATTTGTTCTATTTGCCCTTTTGCCTCATCTTCTATTAAATTAGATAATATTTCACTATCCAATTCTTCATCAACTTCAACCCGAATATTTACACTACCACATTTCGGACATTTATCAAAATTTTCTAATATTTCGGCTTCCATTTCAAAACCACAATTTAAACATCTTAAAATTTTATTATTCATATTATCCTACCTTTCTATATTACCTATATTAAGTATATAATTTGCGTAATCCGTTCCGCTATCAATATTAAAATTGTTAAATAATTCTTTTTTATAACCTAAAGAAAAATTATAATATCCTTCCGCTATTTCTTCCCACATATCATTTATTTTTACCCATTTATCAAACGCTTTTGTTAGTTTAATGTTATCCATATCTTCCTCTCTCTTTCTACTTATAGTATATCATATCTTTTATACCACATCAAATTTATTTTAAAATATTTCATATTTCATATTGCTTTCTGCTTCTATTAAACCGATAATAAATTTATCTTTTTTATCATAAGGTCTTGTCCTTGTAGAATAAGGCACTTTAACAACCATATAATTTTGTTTAAAATCATAAGGTATTCCATTATCAGTAAATAACCCCCCTGCTAATTTTCTACCTAATCTACAAGCGAAAGTTTTAACTTTCCTTTCGGCAATATCTATATTATCTTCTTTATGCTCTATTTCATATACAATAAATTTTTCTATTTTTCTTCCGTTTCGTGTAATTGTTTTTACTTCATCATCATAAAAATAAGTTTTCATTTTTTTATTCTCCTTTATTAAAAATTTTTCAAACAATATTCTTTTAATTCCAACTCTGCTTCAATAACATTTTCTTTCTGTAAAGGTATATTTCTAAAATCTTGCCAAGTAGAAGTTAGAGAAATTTCTTCATAATCTTTTTTTGTAGGGTAAATTGTTACCCACCCAAAATATTGTCCGTTTCTTGCTTTTCTAAAACTACAACCAAAAATTCTACCGTCTTTATGTTCAAAATGAAAACTTTGTTTTACCATTGTTTTATACTCCTTTATTAAATTATTCCGTTTTCTTTAAATTCTTCGGTTAAATTAAATTTTTTGGCAAGGGCATTTAATTTATTTTGAAAATGTAAAATTTCTCCATAACTTAAATCTTGTTCGCTTGCCCATTTTTGATAATCTATCGCATACCGCCTTGCTTGTTCTTTTGTTTTAATATTCATTTTTTACTCTCCTTTATTTTTTTATTGTATTCTTTTACTTTTAAAATTTCCATTTTTACCCCTTTCTTTTTACCTATATATAGTATAGCATAAACTTTATGCTACACCAAGTTTTTATTTATATTTTTTTATATCCAAAACTTGTCCAAAATCCCAATAAAAATAAGCAAAACTTTCAGCTTCTTCTTCATTATAATATCCCATACCGCCATTATATTGTTGTATAGCGTGTCCAAGTTCGTGTAAAATAGTCGTTAATAATATATCGTATAAAGATAATCCTATATTTATATTCCGCTTACTATCTAAAATAATAGGTATATTCAACCTTATAATCGGCTTACCTGTAAATATAGAGTTATGCCTATACCAAGCTAAATAATCTTTTTTCGGCTTATAAACTTTTTCTATTTTATAATCTTTAATAAAAGAATATTTAGGTAAAATATTTTTCTTTATTTCTTTTTTTATATCTGATAAAATTTTTTTCATCTTAAAAATCCTTTATTATAGCCCCTCTACGCCTTGTAAATCAACCAAGCCATATCAAACTATCAACCCTTTTATATTCAAACTTGTTTTGTTATTCTTTCCAAATGTTTTTGTAATTCTTTTATTGTAAATTTCTTTAAATTCATACCTAAAGTTATATATTCGGGTTTAATTTTCAATATTTTTTCTATAAGTAAATCCTTTTCAGGTTCGGGCTTATTTTGTTCTGTAATTTTATTTTGTAATTGCTTTATTTGTCTATGTAAATCAATTCGTTCTTTACAACCTGCCCTACATTTTAATTTTAATCTTTTTAATCTTTTAATTTGTTTTTTCAATTCTTTTATATCTATCATATACCCCCCTTGATATATTTCTTACCTTATATATTAAGTTTACATTATTTTTCTTAACTTGTCAAGGGCTTGAAAAATTTTTTTATCGTCGGAAAAACCTTACTTTTTTCTTTTTAACAAGTCCTTTTTCCTAAAAAGTTAGTTATATATCTATCTATATTCCTAACATATCTAACTTTCTAATTCCTAACAATATTATTCTTCTTCTCCGTATTGTGATATATACCTTACTTCATCATAAGTTATATCCAATATATCAGCAATTTTAAACCAAGTAAACCCTGCTTTTTCTAAAGTATTTATTTTTTCTTTAATTGTCATAAATAACCCCCTTATTTTTTCCACCTTTTATTAGCAATTTTTTCGTTCCGTTCCGCTTTATCAAGCCATTTTAATATAGTATATGCCCTATCAATAAGCATTTGCCCTGCCTTTTTATCTTTAATCTTGCCCTCTCGTATCAATTCCATTTCCGCTAATTCAAGGATATTATAATTTAGTTTTGTCATAATGTCCACCCCCTTATATTATATTATTTTTATTCCTTGAACATATAAAGACAATTCTGTTGCTATTATTCTATTTATTTCCCAATCTGCCATTTCCCAAATATCCCATAATTCAAGAGGCAATTTTTTTCTTATATTCTCCGTTGCCTCTATATAATTTATTTTGCTAAAAGGATATACTTTTTGTCTTTTTAATTCCCTATCCACTTCTTTTTTTACTAAATTGATATTTTTCTTGCCAATACTTCGCATAATATACCCCCTTTATTTAATTTTATATATAGCAATAGCATTTTTCGGCTTATTCTTATAATAAAATGTTGATAATAAACCCTTATATAACCCTGTATCGTGTCTTTTTAATACTATATAACCCTCAAATAAAAAATCGCTTCTTTTTTTATTGTCGGCTATGTATTGATAAAATTGTCTATATGCTATATTATTTTTTGTAGGTATTCCGTCAAATTTACTTAAACAAAACATATCGCACCCCCTTTTTAAATTTTTACCTTAAAATATAAGTAAATACATACCATTTAAAAATATAATCGTATATAATCCCATATAATTGATATATACCTATAATAAACCCTATAATCCCCATTATTTTATATTTTGTCCTTTTATTTTCCGATTATTTTTCTATATGCTAATCTTGCGTATCTGTCCGCTATATCTTCGTTTTTATCATAATACTCAAACCGCCAATTCTGATAATTCATTATAGAATTAAATTTTTTCAATTTTTTAAAATGCCCTCTAATAGCCTCAAGGTTAAGCGTCCTCGCCTTATATCGCCTCTTATTCGTTTATATCTTTTAATATATCCCCTTTTTCGCTTATATAGCCCTGTTTAATCAATTCGCTTGCTGTCCTGCCATAACAACCCTGTAAACTCCACGCTTGCCCTGTTCGTATCAATTCCGCAAATAATACGAGGGTATTTTCCGCTTTCAATTCTCCGCTTTCATAATCCATTATCAACCCTACTAAATCAATTTTTTTCGCTTTCATTTTATTTACCCTTTCGTTTTGTTTTATCTCATATCTTTTATAACTTGTAAATATTTATCCCTGTCCGTTCCGTCAAAATAGCCCTCTATAACCCTTTTTATTACACTTTCATATTCAAACCGTTCCCAAGTTCTATTATAGTAACATATTTTCGTCTTGCTAACTTCAAATCCGTTTTTGTGTAATATTGCCAAGTGTCTAAATCCGTAACGTGTTTTTTGCCAATTACAAACTACATTATAAACATTATCAAGATTAAATATACGCATAATAAACCCCCTTTTTTTATAATTTTATTTCAATATTATCAATAAAATCTATTTTTTCATTGTCCTTTAATATATACCATTTATAATTCTTTTGATATATCCTTATATTATAGGGTAAATATCTATTTAATCGGTCTTTTGTTGTTGTTGTCCTGTAACCGCCAGAATTTAATATAATATTATCTCCTTTAAAAGTTAATATATCCGTATTATGTAAACGGATAACCCTTTCGCCTGTTGTTTTTATCAACTCATAAGTATTATTAGCAATTTTTTTCCTTGATATATAACCCAATTCGGCAAGTTTTTCCTTTTTTGTCCTGTTGTTCTTTATATATTCGCTAACATATACTTGAAATTGTCCAACCCCTGTTATGCCATAATAAAATCCTTGTCTAACCTTGCCTAAAAATTGCCCTATTGTCAACGCCATTTCGCCAACCTGTCCAAATCCGCTATTATCCACAAATATTCATTGACTTTTTTATATCCAAATAAATCGCCTGTAACTTTCGGACTTTTAAAAACCCCCTCATCATTATTTTTTATTGCCTTGTATAACTTCATTTTTTACCCCCCTTGTTTTTTATATACTCTAATAATTTTTTACATACCAAATCATTTTTTTCAAAAAAACATTTTCCTTTTTTTTCGCAAGTTTTACATAAGTTTATTTTTATCATTTTATTTTTTCCTTTCATATATTAAGTATATCATATTTTTTTATTTTGTCAAGCTAACTATTTTAAATCTTAACATATAAACCTTTGTCAAGGGTATCGTGATTATCGCCCTTAACATTTATATAAATTGTTACTATTGTTTTATTATCAGATATAACCAAGCATAAATCAAACAAACCCTTGTAATCAACCTTATAAACCGCTTTTTGTATATCGCCCTTATCGCCTGTATAATACTCAAAAATATCCTTATAATCAAGGTATAAATCCCTTATATATAATAATATCTCTTTTATATTGTAAGTTCTATATTTTAAATTATCTATGCTATGCTTACTATATAACCATTTTTTATTATTTAAAATACAAGTAAAACCCTGTAACTTTTTTATATCATTATCAGGTATATATACTTTTTTATGGTATCGCTTCATTTTATATATCCTTTTTTTGTAAATTCAACTTCTTTTATAGCTTTTGTAGGGATTTTTTCATTATAAATAAAAGATTTTTGTTTTAAAAATGTTAATCCTGTAAATTGATTATCTTTTTTTATTAATTTTTTATTTAAAAAATAGGTATTTATTTTAAAAACGGTATAAAAACATTTTTCGCTAATAAAAGAGCTTGCTAATTCATAACTATTCGCTAAATAAACACCGTCTTGACACCACATAAAATTTTTCTTTTTATTTTTCGGCAATAATCCGATTTTTTGTATAGATTTTTTGTTTTTTATATCCGTAGCGTGATATAAAAATTTTTGTGTTTTCATTTTATTTTATTTACTCCGTAATTTTAATATGATTTTATTTTCTTTTATTTTAAAATAAATCTTTTTATTACCTTGTAAACTGTATATATTTATTGTATCAAGATAACCCTTCAAAATACCCTTATTATAATAATATACAATATAATTATATATCTTATTTTTAATTACATCTCCCTGTATAAATCTTGTTATTTTTTCTATTTCGGGTATAATTAAATTATCATAGTTTTCGGTCAGTTTTTTACCTATGTTATTTATTGATAATTTATATATATCGTTTTTATACTTCATTTTTAACACCCCTTTATTAAAAGCCAAAATAAAAACCAAAATATTGCTAAAAGATAATATAAGGCTATTATGCCCTTGTATTTATCCGCTATATAATCAAAAATATTATTATAACCTTTATACATTATTAACCCCTTACTCCCAAGCTGTATGTTATAGATATATTTTTATCCTGTATATCATAATAAGCATTAACTTTTTTATATCCGCTTATATATGCTAAAAACCCTAAAATCAACCCTATTATAACTAAAATATAAATATACTTCATTTTAACACCTCTTTTTTATATATAGGTATATCATATAATAAAGATATAACATTATATCCTATATTATAAGATACACCTCTATATTTTAACCGCTTAACCTTGCGTAATAATTCCGTAATATTACCTTGATATAACCGCTTTTTATCTTGTGTTATATTGTATATATCCGCTTTTTTTACCTTACATATATAAAGATAATTACAACCCTGTAACAAGTGTTCGCATTTCGGCTTATCATAAAAGAATAACCGCTTGACGCTTGACGCTTGAGTATCATTTAGGGTATAATAATTATCGCCAAAACAAGACACTTTCAACTTGCCTTGTATATCCTTATTGCTATAATGATATAATGTAATATACTTCATTGTGTTATACCTCTTTTATAAGGCAATAATCCATTACCATAACCTTTATATATACCTTTGTTAAAATTATCTTGTCTTGTTTTTTGTTGTTTATCAAGATATTCGGTATATATAATATCTTGCCATTGTTTTAATATACGGTCTATCCCCTTTGACTTATAAATAACTATATCATTATTTTTTATTGTAGTTTTCATTTTAACACCCCTTTAATTATGATATACTTCTATTATATATCTATCATATATCTTGTAAATAGTAACACCGCCAAAACCCAAAACTAACTTTTTAATTTCCCTAACCGATAATTTATGCCTATGTAAGCGTAACCTGTAATTATAAATTGTCAATTCGCCTTGTTTATTTATACAATAACCGCTTGACTTTACGCTATAAAATACCGCTAATTCGCCTTGATTAAATAAAGAAGTTATACCTTGCTGTAATGCCTCTTGATTATCACAAGTAATAACTTGTATAAAATCCCTGTATAACTTGCCATTATTGAGCCAATAACCTCTAATACTTGTTTTGTGTTTTACTACCTTGTATAATTTTATCATTTTATTTGCCTCCGTTTTAATTTACTACATAACTATTATACACTATAACATTATAAAAAACAAGAGCCAATAGCTGACTTTTTTAAATCTTAACATAATAAAAATAAACTTGATAAAAACCTACATAATACCCTCATAATACTATAATAAAGCCGAATAAATCCCTATACAATGCTAAGATAATAAAAGAGAATAACATCATAATAATAATTAAAGATAATACTATACATAAGATAATAATACAAGTTAAGAATACCAAAAAATCAGCCGAGCCGATACAATATCTAACTTTTGTTAGGAATAACTCCGTTTAATAATATCTTAAATGGAGTATAGCTTTTAGGTATAATTATCATAACTTATTACAGTATAATAACTTATGATAAACTAACGATAGGGGTTAAGATTAGCAAAAGTCAGTTTTTGACCGAAAATACCCTCTACTATAGGTCTAAATAACGCCAAAAATCGTCATTTATGGCTCGAAATGAGCCAAAATAGACCCATAATCGCACTTTATGAGCCCGAAATAATCGTGGCTACAAAACCGCCACTCTTCGTCCTTCTTCCCTCTCCAAGAGCCTTAACCAGGCTCTCGTAGGGCTATAAAAAGCCCTACCAACTGTCCTATAAAATGGAACAGTTGTCCTACAAAGTAGAACAATAACTTCACTAAAATTTCTCTTTATTAAAAAAAAGATTATAATTGCTTAAATAAGCAAATCGCTAGGCGAACCACTAATATTTATTAAATTAGTAATAATATTATTAAGATTTCGATTAATAATCTAAAATGGTTACTTATGTTACAGAGAAGAATGGTTCAGCCATAGGCTGAGAAAGATACCTGAGAGAATAAGGGTTAGATTTAGCGGATTGGCGTAGCCATAAACGAATGGGGGTAGCCAAAAAAAGGTAAATAATAAAGTCGACTTCTGATGGGAAATTAAAAGAATTCTTATATAATATAGTTAAAATAGGAGTTTAAAATGTCTAGTTTAAAGGAATGTCCAGTATTTAGTGAACATTAAGAAAGAGTGGACATTTCAGTTTTAGTAGGTTTAAGTATAAAAAATGAAATGGGTATTACCTACTTCTTAATAGCATAAATAGGGTAATAATTAGCAAAAGGGGGTAATATAGGCAGGTTATTACCCTCTTTATTTGTCAACTTGTTTCCTTCTTTTGTCAATTTAAAACTAATTTATTACTACTAAAAGAGATAGGATTATCTGTTAAGGCGATATTTGTCACAAATAATATATACTTTTTGTGACAAAAATAAATGAACTCTACACTTGACATCAGGGGGTATTATATGATATACTATATTATAGAAGGGAGAAAAAGATGAAAAAATCAAGGTTAGAAAGAAGAATAATAGAGGAATATACGGTATGTGATTATTGTGATATTCCTATTAAGGTTGGTTCAGACGTTTTTGTTAAAATTTATTTTGATGTAGATGGATTTAATGAAATTATATTATGTTCTCCAAATTGTTTAGATAATTATGAAGCAGAAGAATTTATGAATAAATTTAATAGAGATTATAACGAAGACTTTGAAAGAGGGTTTCACGAAACTCCTGAAGATTATTTTGGCTATTTTGAGGAAGAAGAATGATTCCAGAATTCATTATAAGACATTGGAGAATACTGCTATCCTATATACGAATTCAAATAAGAGAATTTAAAATTTATTTAACAATAATGAAATGGAGAATTAATGGCAGGAAAAGACCCTAAAAATTCCTTTTATAGGTTATTAAAATTAGATGATTATTTTTGGAAATTATTAAAAGAATATAGAAAAATAAAAAAAGAAATGCTTAAAGATTGTTCTAAGAACCTTAGTAAATAAAAATGGAATATATACCTAAAATAATAATTATAATAAGTTTAGTTATTTTTTATTTTTAAGGATAAAAAAGATAGTTTCTAGGAATTATTGTTAAAACTAAAACAATAAATCTCTCTTTGTAGTAATTAAATTGTTTGTTTGTTGATATAACTCTTTGAGACTATAAGAGTTATAGTCTTTTTGAATATAAATTCTTAATAAAAATAATTCCCCCCTACCCTTGACAACCCCCTATATAATATGATATACTATATAATAGAAAGGGTAAAAATATGTCTATTATAAATATATTATATATAACTACAGGAGTAATAAGTTCGTAACCCCTTTCACCACTTAGAAATAAGTGGTTTTTTTATGTATTAACCCCTGAGACTTGCAAGGTCAATTCTCAGTTTATTTATGTAAGGAAAATAAATGGCAAGAAGAAAAAACGAAAATAAATTTACTGGAACTGGTCTTTCGAAAACCGAAATTAAAAATGGTAAAAAACTTTTTGATAATTATAAAGAAAATTACCATATCGAACAATTATCTGACCTTCAGTTATTACAAGATTTGGTTTATTTAGAAATTTTACAAATTCGTTATAAAAATCGTATTGCAGAAATAGAAAAAAACAATGAAACTGCTGGAGGAAAAAAACAATCCTCTGCTTATATAGTAAAAGCTTTAAATGAAAATTTAGCACAAATCCTCATTCTCAAAGAGAAATTAGGATTATTTGAAACAAAAAAGGATAACGATGGTTATCTTGCCCTTTCTCGTTTAAAAGAAAAATTCAAAAAATGGCTTGAGGAGAATCAAGCAAGTAGAACAATAAAATGTCCTCATTGTTCTCAAATGATTTTATTAAAAATAAAGACAGATGCTTGGGAAGCTTTGAAACACCCTTTTTTTAGAGATTCAATATTGGGTAATAAACCCCTTTGGAAATTATATAAAAATAGTAAATTAACAAAAGAAGAAGTTGCTGAAATATTAGGAGTAGCTCCTGATTATATAGAATGGCTCGAAAAGAAAATCTATTCTAAAGATTCTGATTATCCCTCCAAATAAGCTTATCATTTTAGATTAATCAAAAAACATAAAAAATATGGTAAATACTAAAACAAAAAAATGTCCAAAATGCGGAAAATTAATTTGGCAATTATCTAACCATTGTCGTAAATGTGCAAATATAGGGATTCATAATAATAAAGGTAAAAATAATCCTAATTATAAAACAGGTATAAGCTTAAAAAAATATTATTGTCTTGATTGCGGTAAAAAATTAAGTTCTTATCAAGCAAAACAATGTCGAAAATGTTCATTGAAGAAAATGTGGAATAATCCTGAACTTAGGAAATTAATAAGTTCTTATAGGAAAGGCAAAAAATTTCCTGGAACAGGGGTATCTAGACCTGGAAACTTGAATCCTAATTGGAAAGGTGGTTATACTTTTAAATCTTATCCTCTTGGCTGGAATAAAACATTTAAAGAACAAATTCGTTATAGAGATAACTATAAATGCCAAGAATGTGGATGTCATGAAATAGAATGTAGTAGAAAGCTTCATGTTCACCACATCGATTATAACAAGAAAAATATTAAATTAGAAAATTTAATAAGTTTATGCCATCCTTGCCATGCTAAAACAACTGCAACAAAAGAATCTAAAAAGAAATTTTGGATTAATTATTACTTGGAGAAAATTAAGTGGTTATCGAGAAGATAAAAGACGATGATTTGGAATTCATGCAATGTTGGTTTACACCACAATGTTTAGCGGAATCTCTTTTTTCAAATTTTGATAATTTTGGATTGTTTGATGATAATTTTGGCGAAATAAGAATATATCAATTACCCTTTCTTTCTTATGAGCCAATAATAGATGAGAATGTTCCAGGTCTTTCTGAAAAAGAACAATTTAAACTCCGTAAGGGAGCTGGAGATGTTTATAATTTGGGAGCTAGAAAATATGGCAAATCTTTAATAACCCTTAAAATAGACATTGCTTTGGCTTCTCTTTATGATGATGGTTGGTGGGAAGCTTTTTATTCTATAGATGAAAAAAGACTAAGAAATGTTCTTGATTCAGTAAAAACTGCTATGGAATATCATCCTATTTTTAAAATGTGGGA